GAAGGCAAGAGAAGAATTTGCAGGTAAAGTAGATAGCTTAAATAAAGTTATAGTAAATGCACTTAAAGAAAAATACAAAGCTGAATATGATCTTCAAGAGGCTGCTATTAAAAATCAACTAGATGCTTTAGATAAATGGAAAGATGCAAGTGTAGATAGAATAAATAGTGTGTATGACAGTAAAATCAAGGGCATAGAGGAAAGCTCAAATGCACAAATAAAAGCTATTGAATTGGAGCTTGCAGCTATTGAAGCATCCCAAAAGCAACAAGATAGGCAGGAAAAAGATAACGAAGATTTAAATAAAATAAGTAAACTTCAATCAGCTATAGAGTTTGAGCATGATGAATTCAATAAGGAACAATTAAAGAAAGAGTTAGATAAAACTCAAGCTGAGAGAGAAAAAAGACTTAATAAAGAAGCCCTTGAAGATAAAAAAGAGTCTCTAAGAAATCAAATTACTGCTATAAAGGAAGATGCGAATAACAAAAAGCTATTCTATGAGCAACAGAAGAAAGAAGAGTTAGAGAGAATTAATTTTATATATAATTCAGAAAAACAAATGTATAACCAAAGATTAGAAGAAACTAAAAAGTTCTATGAAGAGAAGACAAAAGATGCAGTTCTTCAGGCAGAAGCTGAGAAGCTTATAATGGATAATAACCAAAAAGAAATAGTTGGCTTACTCAATAGTTATGCTCCAGAGTATTTAGCAGCAGGACAAACATTAGGGCAAAAATTAGTTGATGGATTTGCTCCCAAAATTCAAGAAATTAAAGACATGATTGCAAGTATTAATGCTTCAATAGAAGCAGCTAGGGCAAATGCATTGGCAGCTCAAAGCTATGCTTCTTCTATTACACAAAACAGTATAACTAATAATAATAGTAGAACTAATAATTACAATGTTAATGTAGCAGGGAATAATAGTTCTAACAAAGGCATTGAAAGTGTTATAAGAAGTTTAGTATTTGGACTTGGATAGGAGGAAGAGAGTTGCAAAAGTTAGTATATAAAAATTCTAAAGGGCAGGAGATTGTTTTAAGCAACTCCCGTCCTTTTATTTTAGAGAAAATAGAAAACGTAGCTAATATAAATTCAAGCATAATAATGTCAAATTCACTAAATGACGGTGTAAACATAGATAACGTAAATATAAAAGAAAAAATATTGCCAGTCACAGGCGGTATAGTGGCTAACAGTAAAGCGGATTTAGATACTAAAAGAGCATATCTAAGTTCAATCTTTAATCCTAAATATGATGGAGAGTTAATATATACCAATAACGAACTAACAAGAAAAATTACGTGCACTATACAAGATTTAACATTTCAAAAAAATGTAGGATTAATGCAAAAATTCTTAGTTCAAGTATTATGTCCAACACCCTTTTGGATGGATTTATCTACTAAAAAGGAAGAGGTTGCATTATGGAAAGGTGACTTTGAATTTATGTTAGAAATACCACCAGAAGGTATTGAAATGGGGCACAGAGTAAGTAATTTAATATGCAATGTTTATAATGCTGGTGACGTTGCTTGTGGAATGACAATACAATTTAGAGCTTTAGCCACTGTATCTAAGCCAAGTTTATTTAATGTTAATACTAGAGAATATATCAAAATAAATCAAACATTAGAAGCTGGAGATTTACTAGAAGTAACAACAGATTTTTTTAATAAGAGAATAGAAATGGTTAGAAGTAATGGAACTAGAGAAAATATACTTAATTGGATTGATCTAGATAGTGAGTTTTTGGAATTAGATACTGGAGATAATCTATTCCGTTATGATGCAGAACAGGGTATTGATAATTTGGAAGTTGCAATTTACTATAATCCTCTATACTTGGGGGTATAAGATGAAAACTATAAGAGTATTAGATAAAAACATAAACTTACTAGGTATAATTGATAACTATGATAATTTTCAACATACTAGAAGATTTTACAGACCAGGAGAATTTGAACTTAGAATAAATGCAAATAGAGCTTATACTGATAAACTTATAAAAAATAACTTAGTTTTACTTGGTAAGGACTACAACAAAGTTGGAATAGTTCTTCACAGGGAGTTTGTTTATACTGAAAGTGGAGAAAAGACAGATATATTAAGCATAAAGGGAATTTCATTACAAGGGCTTATGTCAAGAAGGCTTATAGTTCCAAATGTAGGACAAGATTATGAAAGTTATTTAGGAAGCCAGGAAGCTGTAATGAAGCATTTTGTAAATAAAAATTGTGTTAATCCAATAGATCCTAAAAGAAAAATTAATAATCTTATTATTGCTGAGGATAAAGGAAGAGGGCAAGAAGATAGGTGGAGAAGCTCTTATGAAAATTTAGGTGAAAAGCTACAACAGATAGGTGAATATTGCGAACTAGGGTGGAATGTAACACTAGACAGTAATAATAAAAAGTTTGTATTTGATGTAATCAAAGGAAGAGATTTAAGTGTTAATCAAAGTTCTAACCCTCCAGCAATATTTAGAAGTGACTTTAACAATATAAAAACTAGGCACTATACAGAGAGTATTATAAATAGCAAAAATGTAGCTTATACAGGAACTAAAGAAGATGCAAGTAAAATGGTATTAACGGTAGGAAGTACTACAGATTTTGAAAGAATTGAAACCTTCATTGATTATAATAGTGATGATCCTATAGAAGCAGCTAAAGAGGGAAATGTAAAACTAAAGGAGCTTGAAGAGTTAAGAACTTTTGAGCTAGAGATTAACCCTACAAAATCACTTATCTATGAAAAAGATTATGATTTAGGAGACATAGTAACAGTTCAAGACAGAAAACTTAAAGTAACAATGAACCCTCGTATTGTAGAAATACAAGAAGTCTATAATAAAAGCGGATTACAAATAAGAGCAACCTTTGGGAAAAGTATTCCAACGCTTTTAACTACGTTGAAAAGGATGGTGAGATGATGGAGAAAAGCTTTATATTTGATAGTGACAATGGAGATAGAAAGTATAATGCGGAAGACTTTAGAGAGTACTTCCGTAGCTTTATAGGTAATGGAGTATTTCCAAACCCATCAAATAACTTGCAAGTGGTTGTTGATAGTGCCATGAAAGTAATTATTAAAAAAGGTAAGGCGTGGATTAACGGAGCACTTTATATAAATACTGAAGATTATATAATTCCCATAACTCCAGCGGATGGTGTTCTAAGCAGAATAGATAGAATTACATTAAGAATGGGTACAGTAGAAAGGAATATTCATGCTTATGTAAAAGTAGGGTTATTTAGTAGCAATCCAGTTCCACAGCAACTACAAAGGGATGCAGATGCTTATGAAATAGCTCTAGCCGATATAAAAGTAAATAAGGGTATAATTTCTATAACACAGGCAGATATAACAGATTTAAGGTTTAACAGTAGTTTATGTGGCGTAGTGCATGGAACGGTAGACCAAGTAGACGTTACTACTTTATTTAATCAATATAATGACAAACTATCTCAGAAAGAAGTAGCTTTTGAAGCTGAATTTATAGCATGGTTTAACACTATAAAAGGTCAGTTAAGTGGAGATGTAGCTGCTAACCTAAGTAATCAAATTACTGATATAAATAATAAGTTAGGAACTGAAGAACTAACAACAACGAAGAAAACTTTAACTGGTGCGGTTAATGAAGTTAAGTCATCCTTGGGAGATATGACGACAGTAACTACTACTGCTAAAAATGCTAGTGGAGCAATTACTGAGTTAAATACTAAAAAAAGCAACAATACAGATTTTGACCCAATTACTACAGGGGGGTCAGCAAGTGCTTATACACTAACTGTAAATAACCCTAATTTGAATCAATGGACAGTTGTGTTTCATGTGGATTGTGGAGCAAATGCAACATTGAGAATTAATGGAGGAACAGTAACAAGTCTAAAAAAGACTTCAGATGGAACTAATGTAAGTGCAGGAGATATAAAAGCCAATATTCCTTATCAAATCGTGAGGGTAGGTAGCTCTTTTTTTATTCGTAACAGTGGTAAATATAATGTAAATAGTTATATTTCCTATGATGCTCTTGGGTTAACTAAACCTGTAACTCTATACGATAAGTTGTCTTATGTAGTAACGGATTTTGACCTATCTAAAACAACGAATATGTGTTTAGTAACACGACAAAACTCTAATACACTTGCAAAAGTTAATGTTTCTGCAAGTGGTAATGTATGGTCA